TAAATTCTGGTTTATTGCCAGAAATAACAGATGTAAACCAAAGAGTATCGGTATTTGACGGACAAGATTTTAACGATGTTGGAGGAACAGTTTATTACTCTATAATAGATTTAGATGTAGATTCAGAAGAAATAGATTCCATCAATCAATTAATAGAAGAAAAACAGATAATAGGTCTTTCCACCGAGTATTTGCCAAGTGATGATTTTGTATGTAATTTAACTATATCTTGCTCATTTGATGCAAGAAAATCAAAATCTAATAAAAATATATTGAAGGATGAATTAATAGCTTCTATTGAAGATCTTTATGGAACTAAGTTATTTTTCAACGATCTTTCAAAAAGTGATTTAATTTCAATCATAATCAATAAAGATAGAGGTCTTTCAGTCTCAGAATCTGAAATCGTCTTTAGCGTTGATAAAAATATTGATTTATCTACCCAGAGAACTATAAGATTTTATAATGGAATTTTCTCAATCACTAGTGATTTGGTTTCAACAAATCTATCGACTTCTCAAGTTAAATTTAATAGCACATCCACTACAGTTCCTGGATTAAACGGATTCTATTACTTAGCTGCATATAATTCTTCTGGTACTCTAATAAAAAATAAAGTTGGAGTGTATAGCCCAAATACAGGCATGATTGTTTTCTACGATTCAGTTGTACCAGATTCAGCTTTTGATTTAATAATTTCTCCGTCTGCATCTTCTATCGTAGCTATTAATAATATGGCTATAGAGTATTCAGTAAATTCTCTGACAATAACATGATTTTATTCTTTAATCAAAATAAAGATCAAGTTTTTACAGTAAACCAGTTGGATACTAATGCTGGTGCTGAATATGCAATTAAGTTGATAAATTCAACATATAATCTTTCGGATACACTAAATCAAAGAAGAAATTTTGCCTATTTTGTGGAAAATCAGTTTCCAAATTGGCTAATAAAAGATGTTGAACAAAACTCATCTTATAAGATTATTGATTTTATTCAAGAGTTATATAATTGGACATACGCTCCAAGCGGATTGGATTTATATCCAAACTTTGAGAATCTGCAAAATATTTTTTATACAAATGAAGATTCTTTGAGAAAAATATATGCATCGTTGTTTACTGATTTTGATTTTGATGATTTCACCGATTTACAAGCTCTAAGAGAATTTTTAATCTCAAATAAAGCTAAGTTTATTGAGAAAAAGGGTACTGAAAATTCTATAAAGTATTTCTTAGAAACATTCTTCAACAGTCAATTTAATGACTATAGCATAGAATATGGAGTAAATGATGTCTTTATTTTGAATGATTCAAATACTAATGAAGATACTTTATCTGATGGTTCTTCTTTACAAGAGTTTTCTATCAGGCTTGAGGTTGATGTGGATGAAAAATATCAGGATGACATGATCAATTTGATGAAGCCTATGGGATTCAATTTTGACTTGGTAAAGGCTGAAACTAGCATTTACTCTGGTTCGGTTACAGGAACAGATAAAGTTGAGCCTTATGAAATAGTGGTTTCTTGATCTATAAATAACTGTATGCCAAACGATTCGTCATCAAGATATTCATCATCTATTGAAAAATTCATAAATAGTGCCATAGCTAATGATTACTATATTGGCTTAGGTGTAGAATCTATTGGTTACGAAGATCATGATACCAGACTTAATAAAAAGGTATCAAATGTAGCCAGCCTTATTAAGAGAGTAAAAATAAGCGAAATTAATGCTGCATTCGAAAGAAATTCGTGGTCTGAAGGCAAATCATTCAAAGTTTTTGATTCTACTGATCCAGATATAAAAAGCAGCACATGCTACAATTCATCTACAAATGAACTATTTCTTTGCATAGAGAATGAATCAAATAATGTTTTTAGTAGAAGAGATCTTAATAATAGATCAAAATTTGCTCCATCTGGATCAAATGGAACTATTATTCAAATGGGCGATGGGTATAAATGGTTAAAAATTAATTATGATCCATCACCAATATCCACAAGTTACATCAAAATTTTTGGAATAGAATCTTTACAGAACTTTAAGGGATATACTGCTGATTCCCAGGGGCCTACAGCAGCCGCAACAACTCTCCACGGGGCATCTGGGCTAACATATGGAACATGCTGCCTATATGTCAAGGAAGCCTTTATTGAGCCTATTACAGGCAAAACATATGCTGCTGGAGATATTTTAGCTGCTTATAAAGTACCTAATGCTTGGAGTTGTGACTTATTAGGTTCTTTGACTAATCTGCAACCAGTATTTAAAACTAGTGTTACTGGAACTGAATATGGAGGCTTTTATAATATTTCTAGTACTGCTGGATGTGCTCCATGCGATGCCACAAATACAAATGTAACACCAATTCTATCTTACTCTTCTGGTGGATCTGCTGGATATTCTTCATCTGATTCGTTTAAGAAAAATTACGAAATTTTATCTTCAATTCCTTCTGGATGTATAATAAATGCAGTTTTAAATACTGATTCAACAATAAATTATTATGTCAGTGAAGAACGACCAGAAATTTTACTTTCTGTCGATGGTAATATTGGTTCTTGCAAAGCCTATTTGAAGACTGAATATGTTGGTGGAACCAATGGCTGGAAGGTAATAGGAATAGAGATTGAAAATCAGTTAACAAGTAGCAATATCACATATGTCGAACCAATAAATCTTGTTACTGCTATAGGAAGTGCCTCTGAAGGTAAATTTTCAAAACTATTAGCAGCAATACAATTTAATTTATCTCCGATCACAAAGACCGGAGAATCATACCTATCAATTTATGATTTATTAAGAACTAAGCTCCTGTCAGTTACATCGAATATCAATTCGACAGATATTCAAACTTACATAACGACTGCTGGAGCTACATTCAATTATTCAAGCGCATTCTTAATCGGAAATGTAAAAAATTCAAGTAGCTATAAGCTTGCTCCCAAGGTTTATAGAAATTATACAGAATTTGCAAAAGCCAGTTCTACTGTAAAGATTGAGTCTATTGAAGGTAGTATAAATGATATTACCTTTGAAACTACATGCACTGATATAGCGTCATCTTTGATTGCTGATGATTATTTCATCAGCAAAGCTGGATTTGATAAGAGCATAGGAGATGGTTCAACTGAATTTGAGCCATTCAAGGCAGTATCAAGCTATAATTTAGGATTTGATAATGTCTCTGCCGGAAATACCACAGGAACATTTGAGCTTTCTCACTACTCATCTTACTCTTTAACTTCTGGCAATACTTATTACTACGAAGATGTTGGTAGTACTGGTGGTATTTTCCAGATAACAGGGGTTACGGCAAGTTCAATAAATATATCTGATTGTGATGTTCTTTTCGCCACTGACACCACATTCAACGAGTCAAAAACATCACTAACCCTAATTTTCAATATCTAAAATGAGCACTAATTACCCATTTGACGATCAATTCCCGTTAACCAACTACCCATATTCCAGTAGATCTTGGGGGTTGAATGTAGATTCTGACACAAAGAAGAATTATAATTTTGTTGGATTTAAGCCAAAGTCTAGATTACAGGCTTCGGAACTAAACGAGATTCAAGAAATTTTTGCAATGCAAAATACTCTTAATCTTAACATGATTAGAGAATGGTTTAATGAGATCAATGGAACTACTTGCGACGGTCCTGCTTGGAACGGGGCAACACCACTATTTCCTAAGTCTCATCCATCTGGGGGTACATTCGAAGCCCTGGTTGGTTATACCTACACAGGTACTGGCGGCATAACTTTAACCTTTAATGAAGGATGGTATTTGATTACTCTTGATTCTGGAATCAAGCAGTGGATTTATCTAAACAGCGAAAAAAATACAAATATAGTCCCAACATCTACTGTTCAGTATTATTCAGGCCTTTCATTTAGCTCGGATTATATCGATTGCACAGAAGATACTAGCCTTCTTGATAATTCTTCTGGTTCACCTAGCCAGTCTATCTGCGGTGCTGATCGTTATCAAATCAATTTCACTACAGCTGGGATTACTGGTGTAACTGGATTTAACGAAGGTACATTCCAAAAAGTAGTAAAATTCACCTTGACAGGTTCCACATTATCTGTAAGTTATATTAATGGTTTAACTATTTAAAATAGGAATATTTTATGATGAAGAAAAAGCCTTGCGGTTGCGGAAACAGTAATCCTAAAAAAATAGAAAAAATAGAAAAAAAAGAAATAATCAGAGAAGAAAAAAATTTTTCTGAAACTCCTTTAACTCACGGAAATTCTATTATGAGAGGTATTAGCATGGTTCAAAGCTATGCGATATCTTTAATTTCTCGCGGAATATCTGCAAAAAAGGTAGAACCCACAACAAAAAAACTTAGATCATTGAGTTGTTTTGGAAATAAAGACGATGGTGGTGATTTGCCCCCATGCTCCCATTTAATTAAATCTGAAACTGAAGGTAAATTTTATTGTGGTGCTTGCGGATGCGGGGATAAAAAAACCACATGGTTAAATGGAAAAGATACAGAATATAGCAAATTAGATTATCCAATTTTAACTTGTCCAATAACAATGCCAGGTTTTAATAATTATTCTCCTAGTACTCCAGACGAATGGAAAGAACCTATTACTAGAAAAAAATATATTGAAACCATGAGAATGGCTGATGTAACTAAAGTTGATATTTCAATAAATGAAATACCGCTATCTGTTTTAGAAATATTACAAAAGATGCAACAGAATAGCGATGAAAAAAATAATGGCCAACAAGATGCATAAATAATCTAAATGGCCAAACCAAATTCAAAAGAATCACTTATTGAATACACTTTTAGGAAGCTCGGAGCACCTGTAGTCGAAATAAATGTCGATTATCAGCAAGCATTAGATCGTCTTGATGATGCTCTAGAATTCTTTTCAGAGCGTCATTTTGATGGCGTAGAAAAAGCATATTTTTCATATCAATTAACAGATACTGATATAACCAATAAGTATATTAATACAAATAATTTTGGTCCAATTGTAGGTGCTTCTGGTGGAAATCCAAACGGATATGATGTTTTATCAATAATTAGAGTTTTCCCTTTCGGGACATTGAATACGAATGAACTTTTTGATGTCAGATATCAATTAGCTTTAAATGATGTGTATGGTATTAATACCAATCTAGGATTTGTAAATTCTACTCCTATTGCAAATTTTGATCTTACTAAACGGTACATTCGTCTTATTGAGATGATGTTCGATCCAGAAAGAACAATTCGTTTTAATAAAGTAACAAATAAACTTTATATTGAAACTGATTGGACTGCTTTAAAGGCTGGTACTTACATAGCAGTAGAAGCTTATGTAAATTTAAATCCAGATTTATATCCAGAAATTTACAATGATAGGATGTTAAAAAAGTATTTTACTGCTCTGGTCAAGAAGCAATGGGGACAAAATTTATCTAAGTTTGATGGTGTTGCTCTTCCAGGTGGAGTTCAATTGAGAGGCGGAACAATATTAACAGAAGCAGAAAGAGAAATACAGCTTTTGGAAGATCAGATTATTTCTGCGTATGAACTTCCACCAGATATGATGACGGGTTAATATGGCGTTAAATCCATACTTTAGATTTCAATCAACAGAACAAGATGTTGCCGAAACAAACATCATTGAAATTATTCGTATGATGGGAAAGAATGTATATTACATTCCAAGAGAAAATGTTCAGCTTGATAGATTATTCGGTGAAGATCCTCTAACTAAATTCACAAAAGCCTATCAAATTGAGATGTATGTTGCGTCTGTATCTGGATTTCAAGGAGCGGATGTTGTCACTAAATTTGGCCTTGAAATCAAGGATACTTTAAATTTAATTGTAAGTAAAAAAAGATTTACTAAAGAAGTAACAGAAAAAAATCAAACGATTATTCGTCCTAGGGAAGGAGATATAATCTATTTTCCTTTATCAAAGACTATGTTTGAAATTAATTTTGTTGAGCATGAATTGCCATTCTATCAATTGGATAAAAATTATGTGTTTACATTATCATGCGAAACATTTGCATATTCTATGGAAAAATTTGAAACTGGTACACAGGAAGTGGATGCTATTACAAATTTCAAGCAAACTATATACAATTTCTTGATTGGTGCTACAGCCAATGGCTTCACATCTGCATTCAATCAGACAATTCGCGGAGAAAAGGTCTTTGTACCAGGAACTATATCAGGTACAACATCTTTCTTCAGAATATTGGATTTGGATCTTTCTGGAAAGACTCTAACAGCAGAGTTGCTATCTCTAGACGGAATAACATTCTCCAATCCAACGCAACTTACAAGTTCAGTTTCCGGTGTTACATTTGAAATCAAGAGCTATAGCAGCAATAACTCGTATGGAACAATTAATACTGTTCTTCAAGATAATGCTGGTGAAGTACCACCATTTGATTATCAGCGTGGATTTACTGGATCTGGTAGCAAGTATGAAGATCCTATAATTAATTTCACGGATGTAGATCCTTTCTCAGAAGGTAATTACTAATGTTTAACGCATTTAATAATCAATCTATAAGAAAATTAGTTGTAGCATTTGGTTCTTTATTTGATGAGATCTATGTTATAAGAAAAAATAATACAACAAATGTTGAAGAAAAATATAAGGTTCCTATTACTTTTTCTTCAAAGGAAAAGTTCTTGAGAAGATTAGAATCAACATCTTCTATTTCAGAAGGTGTAAAAACGCAGATAAATTTACCTTATATAAGTTTTGATATTGGTGGAATTGCTTATGATAGCAACAGAAAAAGAAACAAGCTTAGAGTAGCTTCAACTTCAGAAACAAACGAAGAAACTGGAGAAACAACCACATATAAAACATTTGCAGAAACACCAGTTTCTATAGGTTTAAATTTATTCTTTTACACAAGAAATTTGGATGAACTTTTTCAGATAATAGAACAAGTTACTGCATATTTCAATCCAGAATTTAATATTAGATTGAATTTTAATGAAATTCATAAGAATATAAATGTACCAATATCAATGAGGGATGTTAGAATATCTGATGATCATGAAGGGGCTTTAAATTCCAGAAGAACAATAATTGGAACCATAAATTTTGTGGCTTCAAGCTATTTGTTTGGGGAAATAAAATCTGGATCTTCTATTTCCACTTTTACTTTCAATATCGATGAAGATCCAGATGATACAGCATATGCGGCTTTATTAAATTCTCAAACATCTAATATAATTTTAAATCCTGATTATTTAAATCAGACTTATAATTTAACAGGAACTTCAGATCCCACATTCATAAGTAAATTTACTTGGACTGAAAATAATGTAACTGAAGATTTTACAAAAATTTTACTTTATGATGCTGTTACTAATGAATCCATAGGTTCTATCAAAATTCTAGCCAATACTTTGACTTTAAATCAAACTGATGTTGGGTATTTTACTAAACAATTAGCACTTGCAGTAAATGAAGATCCATATGATACTGTTCCATGTGTTATTCCTGGTATTGTTTTAATAGATTATCAAAAACCAAAATATTATTTTAAGATTTCTAATGGACAAGTAAGCACAACTTTCCCGGCAAAAATAAATACTATATCTGTTTGTACTTGATTATGAATGAACTAAATGAATTTTTTAATATAAAACCTACAGAAAACGCTAGCAAAGAAATTCAAGAAATCCCAGAAAAGGATTTTGAATATGCCAAGCGTAATATGTACGACATCATTGAGAAGTCAAAGCTTGCTCTTGAGGGTATTATGAAGGTTGCCACTGAAGGCGATTCTCCAAGAGCATATGAGGTAGTAACTCAAATGCTGAAAACCATGTCAGAGATCAACAAAGATCTTATAGATCTTGAGAAGATAAAGAACGAAGCAAATAAGACTACTATAAAAACAACGAATAATAATTCATTCTTCATAGGCTCTACTAGTGATTTACAGGATCTAATCAATCCTGAAAGAAGCAAGAATAAAGCTATAGAAATGATTGATGCGAAGGTGGTAGAGGATGTCAAGGAAGTTTAAGGGTTACTTAGGTAATCCAAATCTAAAAGAAGCTGGAGTAAAAATTGACTTTACCGAAGAACAAATTCGGGAATATGTTCGTTGCTCCCAAGATCCCATTTATTTTATTAAGAAATATGTCAAGGTAGTCTCTCTTGATAAGGGCCTTGTTCCTTTTGATTTATACGATTATCAAGAGGATATGATCAAAAAGATGCATGACAATCGTTACATTATTGCCAAACTACCTCGTCAGTCTGGTAAGAGCACAACGATTGTTGCATTCATTCTTCACTACATTCTTTTTAACCAGAGCATGAGCGTTGGTATTCTGGCCAACAAGATGAATACGGCTAGAGAAATTCTTGGCCGTCTTCGTCTGGCCTATGAATATCTTCCAAAGTGGCTTCAGCAAGGTATCATCGAATGGAACAAAACATCCATTCAGCTAGAGAATGGCTCAAAGGTCATGGCATCTGCCACATCATCATCGGCAGTTCGTGGTGGATCATTCAACCTCATCTTCTTGGACGAATTTGCCCATGTCTCTCAAAACATAGCAGAAGAGTTCTTCAGTTCAGTTTACCCTACAATTACCTCCGGTCAAACAACGAAGGTATTCATGGTATCTACTCCAAACGGACTCAACATGTTCTATTCCTTCTGGAAGGGGGCTACAAGGAAGCAGGGAGAGGAGGGCAAGAACGAGTACATACCAATAGAGGTGTCTTGGAGACAGGTTCCTAAGTACGCTGGTGGGCCTCTGCGCGACGAGCAATGGAAGCAGCAGATGATTGCCCAGACCAGCGAACAACAGTTTGAGCAGGAGTTTGAATGTTCATTCCTTGGTTCGTCAAATACTCTCATCAGTGCCAGCAAGCTAAATTTGCTTCAGTTTGATAAACCAATAGCAAAGGAGCCAGGAGGTCTTTACATCTACGACGAGCCAGTTGAAGGCCATGCCTACTTCATCATGGTCGATGTCGCCAGAGGTCAGGGAAGAGACTATACGGCTATGGTGGTGGTTGATTCCACAGAAAAGCCTCATAAGGTCGTGGCAAGGTATAGAAATAATCTTATATCTCCATTTGATGTTCCGCCGGAACTTTACAATTTGGCAATAAAATACAATAACGCACACTTACTTATTGAAGTAAACGATATCGGAGGTCAGATTGCCGATGCCATGCACGAAGATTATGAGTATGAAAATATCATTCAGACTCAGATGATGGGCCGTGCAGGACAAAAAGTAACCTTGGGATTCGGTCGCGGAACAAAACAAAGAGGCGTAAGAACCAGCTCTGCGGTCAAAAAACTAGGTTGTGCGGTTTTAAAAAATTTAATTGAGCAAGACAGGCTCTTGGTCAGAGATTTTGATATTATTCAAGAATTGATGACATTTGTTTCAAAACACCAGACCCATTGTGCAGATGATGGCTATACGGACGATTTGGTTATGTGTTTGGTTCTTTTTGGATGGCTAACTCGTCAGGGTTACTTCGAAGAGATTATTGACCTACAGAAAAAGAAAATCATAAATAAAAGCGAGCAGGAGGAAGAAGAAAATACTACCTTTTTTGTTGGTCCAGACAAATTAGACAATGTATTCAAAGATTCAGACACCCTTTGGTTCACGCAGGAATAAAATATGCCACAAATTAACATTACAGAAAATTCACCAAATTTATCAGGCGCAGTACAATCACAGGGATCTTCCCATGTTTCTGTTTTTATGTGTGGTGCTTCTTTCATGCAAAAATTGACTGAAGGGGATTCTCCAGTACCAGCATATAAACAATATAACTCTCCACAAGAACTAATTGCCGAATTTGATTCTGCGGTTCTTGCAGGAACTTCAAGCGGATTTTCTTCCAGTCCTATTGAAAAAGGATTTACTGGTGGTTCTACACTTGATAGAGAACTGCATTCAGCTTTAAATTATCTTGAATATGGTGGAATTTTAATTGCAGCAACTGGTGCTACCTCACTTGCTGCATCAAATATTAAGATTGATTCTAGTTTCTATGAGAGAAAAGATAAATTTAACGAAGTAGTTAATTTAGTAAATCTATTTGAAGATGTCATTGGAATTGTTGGATCTTCATTTGAATTTCATAATGGAACTACTGGATTATATCCAATAGATTTTTCAAGTTCTGGATTTTTTGGCCTTACTGCTATTACTGGCGTAAGCGGATCTACCTTCGACAATAATATTTTCTCTGTAATTGGTAGAAAAGAAAGAGCAAGACTTTATGGTGGAGAAACCGCAAATATTCCAATTTTGATGGTATCTGACGCTGCTGGTTGCCTTGCTAGAACTGATAGCAGTTTCTTCCCTTGGTATGCTCCAGCAGGAACTATTAGAGGCGAAGTCAATACCATTACCAAGCTTTATCCATCAATAGACGATACTGATATTACAAATTTACAAGGTCAGTTTGTAAATGCATTTAATAATGTTCTTGGTATCGATGGAATTTATCTACTAGGTGATAAAACATGTGAACTTACTGTTGCAAATAAACAACAAATAGGTATTACTAGACTTATAAACTATGTCAATAGACAAATAAAGCCAATCGTAGCAGAAGCATTATTTGAATTAAATGATGCTGAAACAAGATCAAAGATTACTGCTGCTCTAACTTCTATTATGGAATTTATCAAGTCTGGTAGAGGCGTTTCAAGCTATGTAATAGTTTGCGACGATACAAATAATCCTGTTTCTGTGCAAGAAGCTAGGCAGATTGTAGTCGATCTATCGTTCAAGCCAGTATTCTCAATAAATCAAGTTTCGTTCAGATTTGTAATTAATCAATCTTAATGGATGATTTAACATTTAATTTTGAAGTAATAGAATCTAAAAAGGACATAGACATTGGAATATTGATCTATGATTCCACATATATTAATTTTCTAAAACTTCAAAATGAAAAATATTACAAAATAGATTCGCAAACAAAATTAACAGACTTAATTAAAAATGGAGATTATACTCAAATCTCCTCATCAATTACTACATTTGAAGATTTTATCGAATTAGTAACTTCTACCTCTGGACCATTACCACAGCTTTATCAGATAGCTAGAAAAGTAAATTTTTATAATAATTTTTTAGTTGATTGTTCTCATTACAATTTTAATATAATTTTAGTCAATTGTTCTTCTAATGAAATACCATCAATAAAAACTGCTTTTAGTGAAAATAAAATAAAAGCATTTTCTTATGATCCTTTAAGATTGACAATAACAACAGAATTAAAAACATTTATAAAGGATAAAAAAACTCCAATTATTTTTAATTGTTTAAATTCATCTAATAGATTGCTTGAAGATGGTTATATAACATCAAATCAGATAATAAATTCAATATCAATTAATAATTTAAATCTTAGAAACTTCAATGATGAAGATTTTCAAATTTTAACATATTCAATAGCAGGACTAAAAAATAAATTTTGGTATTATAGATCTGACAATGTTATTAGTGATAAAAAATTAATTCCAATACCGTTAATTTCTGATGCTATTGGTTGTTTTTCTAGAAGTTTAAATAGTATTCCTTGGCTACCACCAGCTGGTTATGTTCGTGGTAAAATACTCAATCAGGATTTTGAAGCTATTGAAAATCCTACAACTGCAACCTCTCCAAAAGAAGGAATCGTTCCTTCGACACCATCCAATCTAAATGATCTTGAATCAATTTATGATAAAGGTATAAATTTACCAATTGAAATATTTGGTGCTGATAATATTAAATCTTTCTATATCAATAGCGATGTTTCTGGTTATACTGGAACAATTTTTCCGCTAAAACAATCAATTTCTTATTCTAATTTAATTTTTGATGTGGTTAGCAATATTCAATATGTGTTAAATAGTTCATTATTTGACTTTAATGACGAGGCAACTAGAAATTTAATAAAAATTAGAATAGAGCAATATCTTCAATTCACTAAGGCTAATTCAGGAATAGATGATTTTGTTGTAATTTGCGACTCTTCAAATAATAATGAAACTGACTATATCAATAGAAGAGTAAATGTAGATGTGTCAATAAAGCCATCACAAAGTATAAATTTTGTTGAATTGAGCTTTACTACATAATACATGGCATCTATTACGAGTTTTATTTCAAATTTTAAAGGTGGTACTAGAAGAAATAGATTTTCTGTTTCTGCTGCTTGGCCATCTGGAGTTTCTAATAATATAGCAACATATCATATTCTTTCTGCATCCTTGCCTCCATCTGATCTGGGTAGAATATCAATACCGCATAGAGGAAGACTCATTCACTATGCTGGAGATAGGACTTATGGTGATTGGGATATAGCAATCTTAGATGATACAGAAAAGTCATTGTGGAATTCTTTTCAGCAATGGCACAAAAGAATAAATTCTCATGTAACAAATGTCCATTCGTCATCTTCAGATGCTTTTAAAGATTTAAAAACTGACTGGACAGTAAGACATCTAGACACCAATGGAAATGTGTTAAAAACTATGATTTTGAAAGGGTGTTTTCCTGCTTTGATTGGTCCAGTAGAATTTGATATGAGTTCTCAAATATACAATACTTTTTCTGTCAAATTAAGTTACGATTTTTTCACTGGGTAATGGAGAAATAAATGGCTCAATCAATAAATGATTTTAAATCAAACTTTTCTGGTGGTACTAGAAAAAATCGCTTCAGAATAACTGGAAATTTTCCATATGGAGGAGCGTTTAATATTTTTCAGGTAATGTCAGCAGGAATGCCTCAAAATAATTTATTTGTCGTAGAATATGATTATAGAGGAAGAAAACTTAAACTTCCTGGCGATAGAACTTATGGAGGCCAGGGAAGTAGTGTTTGGCAAGTAACAATTTTAGATGATGCAAACACAAATCCATCTCAATTATGGAGCAAACTTCATGATTGGAGCAATAGTATCAATAATCATTTAAGCAATACAGGAGATCAAATAACGCCATCTACCTATAAAGCTAATGGATGGGTTGTCGATCAATTAGACTTAAATTGCACTAATGTATTAAAATCCGTAAAATTATATGGGTGCTGGCCAATTTCTGTTGGAGAAATACAACTAGATATGAGAGTACCAGATGAATATGTGACATTTAGCGTGGCATTTTCTTTTGATTATATTGATCAATAATATGGAGATTTAAATGGATATTAAGCTTTTTGGATTTAAACTAGTAAAAGATACAAAAGAAGATACAGCAAATCTTCAGAACTTTACTCCCCCGGAAGAATTTGATGGAGCCTATACACTTGAGGGATCTGGTGTATATGGAACATTTATCGATTTCATGGGATCTGCAAAAGATGAACATGCAACGATTTCACAATATCGTGCAATGGCCTTATATCCAGAAGTAGATACTGCGATTGATGAAATAACCAATGAAGCCATTGTCTCTGGTAATGATAGAAAACCAATAAAATTAGATCTATCAAAGATAACTTTTTCAGAAAATATAAAAAGTAGAATATATTCTGAATTTGATTCAATTCTTCAATTATTAGATTTTCAAGATAAATGCTACGAAATATTCCGTAGATGGTATATCGATTCAAAACTGTATTTTTATGTTTCTATCGATATGGACGATCCGTCTGCTGGCATTAAACAATTAGTTCCTCTTGATTCTACCAAGATTAAAAAGGTAAGAAAAGTAAAGTCAAATCCAACAAAGCAGACTGGAAATTCTTTATCAATCATTCAAGATGTTGAAGAATTCTATGTTTATTCAAATAATGATAAAAATTCAGTAATCGGTACTGGGGCGGCTGGTCTTAGAATATCTCCAGATTCAATTTGTTATGTTCATTCTGGAATGGTTGATATGAATTCCAAGAGGGTCTTAGGATTCCTCCACAAGGCAATCAGACCACTAAACATGCTTAGACAGGTCGAAGATGCAATAGTCGTATATCGTATCTCCCGCGCCCCAGAAAGAAGAATATTCTATGTGGATGTTGGTAATCTGCCAAAGCAAAAAGCAGAACAGTATGTTCGTGAATTAATGAACAAATATAGAAATCGTATGATTTATAACCAGACAACTGGTGAAATTAAAGACGATAGAAATCAAATGGCAATGCTTGAGGATTTCTGGCTACCCAGAAGAGAAGGTGGTAGAGGAACTGAAATTACCACCTTGGATGGGGGACAAAATCTTGGTGAATTGACGGATGTTGAATATTTTAAGAAGAAACTATATTTTGCTTTAAATATTCCACCCTCAAGATTGGCGGGAGAAAATGGCTTTAATATGGGAAGATCAGCCGAAATCACGCGAGATGAGGTCAAATTCTACAAATTTATTGAAAGATTGCGTTATAAGTTCTCCGGTATGTTCTCGCAATTATTAAAAGTTCAGCTAATACTAAAGGGTGTTATAACTGAGGATGATTGGAATTTAATTTATCCTCATATAAATTTCTCATTTAATCGTGATTCTTATTTCAATGACTTAAAGGATGCTGAAATTTTAGCTTCAAGAATGGATTTAGCTGCTCAAATGGAGCCTATGATAGGCAGATATTATTCCAGTAATTATATTCGTAAAAACATTCTAAAACAAACAGAAGAAGAAATGGAACTTATTGACAGAGAAATGGCTGTAGATATTGCCAAACGAAAGCAAGAAGAACTAGAACAAATGCAAATGCAACAGGCTACACAAGCTCAAGAATAAAAAATTCTAAATATAAAGGAAAAAACCATGAAAAGCAAAAAAATAATCCACTCAATATTATCAGAAAACGCAATTGACGCTAAAAAGTTAATTCAGCAAGACTTAACTGTAAAACTTGGCGAAAGACTTGCCGAAGAATATGTCCGTATTGCCAAAAAAACCTTCAATGAAGAATATGAAGAAGATGAAGAAGAAGTTTCATCTGAAAACGAAGAAGGTCTAGAAAGCGAAGATGAAGAAGAAGACGAAGAGCCAATGACTGAATCTTCAAAATCTAAATTAGCAGCAATGTATCCCCCAGAAGATGAGATAACAAGAGGAGATATTATCGCAGCTGCTCAAATGAAGAATGCTCAAATGAAGAAGAAGAAGAAGAAAAAATGAAATTAATAACAGAAACAGTCGAAGAGATAAAATTTCTTACTGAAAAAACCGATAGCGGTGAAAAGCAATATTTCATCGAAGGTATTTTCATGCAAGCTGATCAAAAGAATAAGAATGGAAGAATTTATCCAAGAAATATTCTAATGAATGAAGCTCGTCGTTATGTTACTGAATATGTACATAAAAATCGTGCTTTGGGAGAATTAAATCACCCAACTGGTCCATCAGTAAATTTAGACCGCGTATCTCATAGAGTTACTTGGCTTAATGAAAGCGGAAGTGACATTTATGGAAAAGCAAAAGTCCTTGATACCCCATGCGGACAAATTGTAAAAAATCTAATGAATGAAGGTGTTAAGCTAGGAGTATCGACTCGCGGCATGGGTTCTTTGGAGAAAAAAGGCGCAGTCAACTATGTAAAAGAAGATTTCATGCTTGCTGCTATTGATATCGTTGCAGATCCATCTGCACCAAATGCTTTCGTTGATGGAATTATGGAAGGCAAGGAATGGGTTTGGGATAATGGTATTCTAAAAGAACAAGATATTGCTGGATATCATAGAAGAATTTCAGGTGCTTCAAAGAGAAAACTTCAAGAAGAATCTATAAAAGCATTTGCAGATTTTTTAAGAAAAATAAAATGAAACGCTTAAATGCACAAGAATTAAAGTCATTGAACGAGTGTGTATATCATACTCTAAATCAAGATCAATTAGATGAAAATCTTCTGAGGGCACTTGCTAGCGGTATTGCAAGAAGTGGAAGAGTAGCTCTAAGAACTACAACTGCTGCTGGGCGACAGATAAATAAACAATCATTAGGACGAGCAATTAGCAGGCCTGGTATAGCAGTTCGAAGAGGATTTCGTGATTTAAAAGATAAAATTGTAGATGTTGCTACTGGTGGTACACAGGGGCGTTTAGCTACTAGAAGACAGAATATTTCTGTTGCTGCTCAAAGAAGGGAAGCGGCTAGATTAGGACAAGTAAGTACAGATGTAGGAGATGCATTAGCTGCTGGTAGTAGAGGACCAATGACTACCGCTGATGCTTTAAGAAACGCAGAAGCACAACGGTTATTGAACGCAGGAGATCCAGATGCTGCTCGTAGAGTTATTTTAGGTGGAGGTGCTGGCGGTGCTGGCGGTGCTGGCGGTGCTGCTGGTACTGCGGCCACTAGTGGGCCTGGAGTATTAACTACAGCTGCTGCTGCGGCGGCAGGAACACAGCTACCAAGTATTTTTGGTGGCAAAGGGGTTATTGCTGGTGGATTAGAAGATGTTCGGAACTCTGCAACACAAGGAATGCAAGATGTTTTATTTAGAACAGCTGCACGAAATCTTCGCGGTAGACCTGCTAGCGTACAACGATCATTAGGAATAGATAGATTAATCGGACAATAAATAAAATAATATATAAAACGGAGAATATAATGTTACCACAAAATACACAATCAGATGAACAGGATATCCTTGGAGGTGGAGCTTTTGATACCACAGGTCGAGGATTTGTTTTAAATAAGCCAGTAGGCGAATATTACGCACAAAATGCAGCTTCAATTCAGACCCCAAAAATGGGAGGACCAATGCAGATGCCAGGTTCTCCTATGGGAACTGAAGATGAAATGGACGAAGAACCAATGGATTATGATCAAATGGAAGCAGAATCGGAAGAGGCTCTAAAAGAGCATCTTGCTGCTTTATTTGCCAATTCAAATCTCTCAGAAGACTTTGTTGAAAGAGCAAAGACAATTTTTGTCGCTGCCGTAAATCAAAAGTTAAATGAAAGATCATATAAACTTCAGGAAGCATATCAAAGAAGATATTCAGAAGCACTAGCTTCAACTGTATCTGAATTGTCTGAAAAGCTAGATGATTACTTAACTTATGTCGTTGAAGAATGGGTTACTGAAAATCGTCTACAAGTCGAAAGAGGAGTTAAAGTTGAATTGGCAGAGAATTTTATCTTTGGTTTAAAGAAACTCTTTGAAACTAATTTCATTGATGTTCCTGATGAAAAATATGATGTTCTTGATGAACTTTATACCGAAATCGACAATAAGAATGAAGAACTAAACAAGAGCATAAATGAAAATGTTTCTCTTCGCAAGAAGCTTTTAGATACTGCTGCCATAGCAGTCTTTGCCGAAGAAACTGCTGGTTTAGCTGCAACTCAAGTAGATAAATTAGCTAATCTAGCCGAAGGAGTTGAATTTGATAACGCAGACGAATTCCGCAGAAAACTAAGAGTCATCAAGGAAAGCTTCTTTGCTCGTCCAGTTCAAGTTCAACCACAAGCACTACCAAGAATACAATCAGTAAATCGCGCTATTGACATTCTTGAAACATCAACAGTACCCGAAACACTAACTGAAAGTACTGTTAATGTATACGCAAATGCGATCAGTAGACACCTTAAGCACAGATAAATTATAAATAAAAATACACAGGAGATACAATGTTAGAAGACACAACACCATACGATATTTTAACTGAGAAGTGGGAGCCAGTTTTAAGCCACAGCGCACTCCCTGCAATTGAAGATAGCTACAAAGCTAAAGTCACCGCAGTTCTTCTTGAGAACCAAGAATCTGCAATGCGTCAGCAAAGACTTGTTGAAGACAACACCCTAGGTGGACCAATCAGCAATGTTTTTGGTAATGCTTCATCAACCAACATCGCTGGTTACGACCCAATCCTAATCAGCCTTGTTCGTCGTGCAATGCCAAACCTCATTGCTTATGACATCTGCGGCGTTCAGCCCATGACCGCTCCAACCGGACTCATTTTCGCAATGCGTCCCAAGTACGATCCAACTGGTGGTCCTCGTAAGGATGCCATGTACCAGGAACCATTCGTACCATTCGGCGGTTCAGGTGGTACTAACGGTAGCGGTAATGCGTATACTGATTACTTCGGTGGTTCTGCCGATTATGGTCTAACCCTATTCGGTGGTGGCGTATCTGGTGCAACAAGAACATCAGCTCTATTTTCAGACAACTTAAAGGGTCTACTAGTTGGTGATGCCGAAAACCTCGGTGGATCTGGTGGTAAGCCTTTCCAGGAAATGGCATTCACCATTGACAAGGTTGCTGTTCAGGCTAAGACTCGCGCTCTAAAGGCCGACTACACCACTGAACTCGCTCAGGACCTCAAGGCTGTTCACGGACTTGATGCTGAAACCGAACTCGCCAACATTCTCAGTACTGAAATTCTTGCTGAAATCAACCGCGAAGTCGTTCGTGGCATCTACCATGTTTCAAAGATTGGCGCACAGCAAAGCGACCTATTAGGTAAATCTGGTACTGGTGCTGCTGGTTTCGGTGGCATATATGACCTACTTGTTGACTCAGATGGTCGTTGGTCAGCTGAACGCTTCCGTGGCCTCATGTTCCAGATCGAACGCGAAGCTAACCAGATTGCCAAGGAAACTCGTCGTGGTAAGGGTAACTTCATCATCTGCTCGTCAGATGTTGCTTCAGCCCTCGCAATGGGTGGATTCCTCAACATCAGCCCTGCTCTAAATCAGCAGCTTGAAGTTGATGACACTGGTAACACCTTCGCTGGTGTACTAAACGGCAAGATGCGCGTTTATATCGATCCCTATGTTCAGTCTGGCGTAGACTTCGTTTGCGTAGGATACCGTGGCTCAAGCCCATACGATGCTGGCTTGTTCTACTGCCCCTATGTCCCACTCCAGATGGTTCGTGCAGTCGATCCCGACACCTTCCAGCCCAAGATTGGATTCAAGACCCGCTACGGCATGGTTGCTAATCCATTCGTTCTCAAGGATGGTGTTCCAGACGGCGAAACACTAACCGCCAATCTAAATCAGTACTACAGAATTTTCCGTGTACTAAACCTTCACGGTAACTCAGCCTGATACTGAGTAAAACCTGACACTTCGGAGACAGGAGCCAGAAATGGCTCCTGTTTTCTTTTCTACATACTTTATGGCAAATACACAAATTAATACTCTTGGAATTAATTACTTTCATTTTGAAATGGAAAGAATTCCAACTGTTATTTACAATTGTACAGATGTAAATTTACCTAACTTAAGTATGGCTGCTGTTGATCAGCCAACAACATTAGGAATTCCTGTAAAAAGACCGATAGGAAAATATAATTTTGAAGATTTAACACTAACTTTTATGGTAGATGAAAACTTAAATAATTGGCTTGAAATTTATAGATGGATGAGAGCACTAGGAAATATAGATGATGATTGTACAAATAATTCATTAAATTTTAGAGATTGGATGACAACCGCTACTCTTTATTTGACAAAAGGAACATATAAAGATAATAAAAAGGTTATATTTCATGAAATATTTCCAATCGGATTATCTGGATTAAAATTTAGCAGCAGTGCAAGTGCGGCCACTCCTCAATATGCATCTGCTAGATTTTCATACACTTATTATCGATTTGATCCAGATCCTGGCAATCCAAGTTGACTTTATTTACTATTGTGTATACTTAAATTATGAATTTTGATGAATTAAAACAACAAGTACAAGAAGATCTCAAGATAGATTCCACGGAACTTGCCATTGAATCTGTAAATACTCCACAGATTCATAACAAGTATCTACTGTTCCTTAAGAAGCACAAGGAAGCCCTTGCAGAGGACGAGAGAACCCTCCGTGTCATGAAGAAGTACAAGTGGCTCTACTACACAGGAAAGCTGTCTAAAGAGGAATTAGATCAGTTTAAATGGGAGCCATTTGACCTAAATATACTGAAGACTGATGTTGATAAGTTCATTGACGCAGATGATGATGTTATCAAACTGGAGCGTCAAATCACGGAAAAGAAAGAACTAGTCAGCTACTTGGATGGCGTAGTAAAGATAGTCGCAAATAGACAATGGAATATTCGTTCAGCGATTGAGTGGATCAAGTTTAGTCATGGCCAATGAAGAAGTAAAAATAGAAAAAATAGATGGTACATTCATCAAAGTTCATTGCGAAAATTCAGTAGCAAAAGAGATATCCGATTAC